CCGCCAGTTGGTGAGAGATCGATGCGAAAAGCCTGGTTAGTAGCTCCCACGGCGGTGACGGTGTAGTTCGCGTTCGTCGGGGTTATGTAGTAGCCGTCGGCGTCGGTGTCCGCTTCCTGAACTTGCACGCTGAACGAGCCAGGCGCGGCGGAGAATCGGCCTTCGACCGAAACCATCGGCGGAGAATTCGATTCGCTCGGCTGCAAGTTGACGGCAATCGAGGCTTGGGAGGCAACGACGGCTTCCTGCGCGACGTTATGGTCATCGACGGGAAGTTGGGTCGCGCCGGCAGCCAGTTTGCCGAAGACGTAGCAGGACTCACCTTTTTGCAAATTGATCGGGGACGCGTTCGAAGCAACGGGAACAAACGCGCCAGGTGCTCCAGGATAGTTAGGCATCAGCTTCTCGGCCTCCAGATTCTTCCTAAACCGCCGCGGCGGTTCTTCCGCGACTGCCTTTCTCTCACGACGGCTTGACGGTGCAGCATGTACAGCGAATTCGGATCCATGTCTTCCACTTGCTGCCCGCGGGCTTCGGCGTAAGCTGCGACTCTGCGATCGGCGGCCACGTTCACCGGCACCACCGCAGAGCCAAACTCATGCTGCAATCCCATACGCGCCGAATCCGCCGGATCGTCGCCAATCGTATCGCCCTCGGCATAGTCAACCTTGAGCAGAGTTTCGGTGTCGTCTTCATCGCGGATCAGCGTCGGCAGGCATTCGATCAGCTTCGGGCAGGCGTCCGAGATCCCCCACAGATTCGCGTCGAGCAACTGACTCATCAGCCGATAGCCCGACATTCTGGAGCCAGGCGAGGAATCCGCAGGATGCGGCTTCGGAACATGCGCACCCAAGTGATCGCTGACTAATTGCACGATCGACTTCGGGTACTTCGGCATCGAGCGCGGGCTGAGCTTCCCTGCGTCCCAGGAGAACGGGAAAGAATTCAGTGGCCGGTAGGCCGCCCCGAAACGCTCTCTCCACTGATTCTCGCGCGCTGTGATTCGTTCGCCCCATTCCGATTCGCCTACGCGGCGATCCCACATCTCGTCGTAAGTGACGACGCGATTCTGTTCGTTCTTGGCGTGCCAGTGAAAGCAGGCCGGATGCTCATAGCCCCAGTCGCCCGAGATCCAGCGGGTGTGCCAGGGTTTGACCTGCTTGATGGCATCTGCAGCTTTGAGGACGTGGCGAGCGGGATCGGACTCGAACTGCGGGAAGTATTGCCCGGTGTAGACGTTCCAATCGCCGCGGCCGACCATGCGCGCCATGTCGGGCGGCAGGGTGAGCAGGCGGTCGTGGTAGCCAATCGGCAAATGTGTGTTGTCGCTCGACTTCGCCTTGATAAGCACAAACTGGTCGCGCAGCGGTTCGAGTTCGGGAGGGAATCGTTTGTCGTGCCAGTAGTTCTTGACCCAGGAGTGGCCGATGCCGCCGGGGTTGGTGGCGCCGAGGAATTTCGGGCGCTCGATGCCTGGCCAGCGCAGCCGGAAGCGCAGCCAGTTAAAGACGCTGAGGGGATTGAGCGTGACTTCATCGAGCCCGATGGCCGCGAACTCGGCCGACTTGTACTTCTCCATCTTGTCGAGGTTGCGCAGCGCGATGACCCCGCCGCCGAATTCTTTCCGGAGTTGGAAGTTCCAGACTTTCTTGTAGGTGAGATGGCCGAGCCACTCCGGGAACTCGTGCTCGATCTTCGAGACCTGGCGATCCTGCAGGTTGGGATAGTCTTCGCAAAACAGGCCAACGACAACATTGTGCAGACCAAGAACTTTCCAGCACCAGACCAGGTAGAGAACCAGCCACCAGCGCAGGATGTAGCTCTTGCCGCCGCCGGCTTCGCCGCCGAATAAAACGTAATCGAATTGCGCGATGGCTTCGAGGACTTCACGCTGTTTGTCAGTTGGGTCGACGAGCCGTTCCAGGCTTAGCGTTACCTGAGGCGGGCATTGCGAGGTTGCCAAAATCCAGCTCCGGCGCGGTTTCGCGCGTATCCGCTGTAATTACAGGTTGCACTGGCTTCCCGAGTTGGTAGGCCAGCAGCAGTTTGAAAAGGTCGCGAGAGGCAGCGTCGCGCGGGCGGAGAATGTCGAGCGCATAGTCTTCCGCGTTTTTGATCTCGTCCCCGGGCTTGCCGTCGGCTTTCGTTGCATTCAGTTTCAGCTCTTTAATTCGCGAGAAGACGTTCGACGCAAAGCCTTTGCCGATCCTGAGGTCGCCGGTGTCGGGCTCGTTTCTCTTCCGACCCGCTCCCGTGCGTTTGCCGCCGCGCTTCGCCATCTAGGTTTGAATTCCCCCTCAAACAATCAAACAATCAAACGAAAAGCCGCCCTTTTCAAACACCGTGACCGGCGACGAGCGGCCGCTTCTAATGTTTCCAAGTACTTAGCTGTGGGGTTCTGGGTGCGTCCACCGAGCCCGAAGTCCTCTAGAGTCAGCAACATGTTTGATTGTTTTGCTTTTCAAACGCGGAAAAACGGGTCCGGAGGGCCAAAATAGCTCGTAACTCGTTGAAGTTCCGTTTCAGGTGAATTGAAACACGCATACTACGCGGCCTTTTTCCGCCGCCAGAGAGTAGTGCGGCTCGGCCCTCGTTTGGGATCGATCTTCGGCCCGGGAAGATGACCTTTAGCCTTCGCGTTCCGCAGGCCAGCGCGGATCCGCTCGGCGATCACGTCGCGCTCGAACTCGGCGAAAACGCCCAGCATCCCAAAAAAGGCTTTCCCCATGGGCGTGGTGAGATCGAAGCCTTCCTTCAGGCTGATGAAGCCGACTTTCGCGTCGCGGAGTATTGCGATCGCATTTTGCAGGTGTTGGAGAGAGCGGCCGAAGCGATCGAGACGCCATACGAGAACGGCGTCGATGTCCTGCAAGCCTTTGGTGGCATCGCGCATTAGCTTGTCGAGCTGGGGACGGGACTTCTTGCTGCCGGAGACGCCTTTATCGACGTACTCGGCCGTGATCTTGTGGGAGTTGGCGGCGCACCAGGCGCGCAACTCGCGGAGTTGGACTTCGGGATCCTGGTGGCTGTGCAGCTTCGAGACGCGAGCATAGAGGGCGATCTTCATGTGCGCCCCACCTTCACGCCCTGGCCGAGTATCGCTTCGATGCGCCGCAACTCTTTCCTACCCAGCCGGCTGGCCAACTTCGCCAGGCGGTTCAAGTTGGCGATCCGGTGCTCGTTGTCGGCGATCGCGCGGCGTCGCAGCCAGAAGCCGGCCGCGCCCACGGTGTACACACGCTCGGGAGTGGAAGGGAAAGTCATGGAAAAACTATCGGCAGATCACAGCGCAGACCAGCAGCAGGGTTCCGAAGATCAACGCCTGGTGATTCGAAGGGATCCGGCTCATCGGAGATATGCGACCAGGGCCTTCACGCCTTCCCAGGCGAGGCCGGTGAGAATGGAGGTCAGGGCGATGTTCAAGAACTTGTAGCGGCTCACCCGTTGTTCGAGATTCAGGATGGCCAGGTCTTTCGAGGTGATGGCTTTTTCGCAGACGCGGATCTTTGACCAAGCTTCATTCACTGCCCGCAAGAGTTCGTGGTTGTCGGGGTTCTCGTATTGCTTCGAGCGATCCACTTTGTCGTAGGTGCCGACCGCGTGGGCCAGCCGGATGGCGTCGATTTTCACGCGTCTATCCTCACAACGAGATTCTCAGCTGGTTGTCGCCGTAGACTTCGCGGTAGCGAGGCAGCTGCCGCATTCGAGGAATACCTGAGAGGTTGTCGGCGGCGTCCGGCGGGTCGAAGTACGTGCCTTCGATTTCGACTGGAGGGAGTTTTTCGGGAATGTAGCGGGCGAGCAGATCGCAGGCCGGTTTCGCGGCGACGAACACGGAATCCGGGGGCAACATGCGGATCACTTTTTGCGAGATCCGCTCGGCGACCATCCGCTGCACCAGCAGATCGGCCACGTCCGAGGGCAGCGCGGCGGTCGAATGACTGCCGGGGGCCTGGAAGTGCTCCAAAACTTTTACGTAACGTGGATGAGACACGTGTGCTTAGGGCCTTGGGTCAACCGCATGGCGCGGGGTGCCTGGGAAACAGGGTCGAGAACTGGGTACAGGGTCAATCAGGTGTGAGAGTAGGGTGATGCGGGGAAGGGAAGCAAGTTACGGGCGTGCCACGGCTTTGGGGTCGCTCTTCTTCACCTTCCCCCAGCGGGCTTGGGCGGCGCGGCGGGCGGAGTCCTTCATCGGTAATCTTCCCCGTCGTTTTTGCTAAGTGTACGATCGGAGAGACATGAAACGTTCCTTCAATTATGGCCCGCAGGCGGAATCGGAATCGCCGGTGCCTGTGGTCCTGATTTTCCATACTCTATCCGCCATCCACACTGCTGCAATAGCTGCATCGTCATACCCGCAGGCCCTTGGAACTGCCAGACCGTATTCGGCGAGAACTCGCAAGAAGAAATCTCAGCCGGTGCGCCCGAGTAGACGATCTGGCACTCGATAAACTTACAATGCTCGAACCGTTTGCCGTC